ACCTGAATTTATACTAATACTTGCTTTTGACAAGTAAATCAAGACTATGTTGTAACTTCTCTAGGCTTAGATTCTAAAGCTGAGAGGACTACATGTAGTCTATTGGCCGTAGCCGCAGTCACTTTTATTACTTCACTTTCCTGTAATATTAAAGGTGCTGATAGTAGTTCTGTTGTACCATTTGCTGATATAGATTTGGTCTTAAAAAGACTAAATACAGCATCTGATGTATCTGTAATAGTGACTGTTATAGTGTCTGCATTACCAGAGTCTTCAGATACTAAAATAGATTTTATAATAGAAGTTGCAGCAGATGGCGCTGTATATAATGTTGTAGCACTTGTTGTAGTCAAATCTACTTTTTTATTTACAAATGAATTAGCCAAAGAAATATGCCTCCGCTTCTGCTTCGTCTTTTAAATCTTGTTGAAAAGTTGTGTTTAATTTTTGCACAATACTATCTACATCTCTAACAAATGATTGTTGTACTTGTTGATCATACTCTTCGTTTGGTTGTGTTAATGCTTGTACTATTCTAGCCATTATCTTCTTCCATCTGGTTGATAGTCTATTCTAAATGTACCTAGTTTCCAAAACTGACTTGTACTTGTGTTATCTATTTTTAAAGATATTGATCTAGCACGTGCTCTAGTGTCAATCTTTTGTGTACCGCTTGATACAGTAAATGGACCTAGTGTTGAACTAGCTGCAGTGTCATTGGGAAAGTCTCTTAAATTTAATGTAATTCTTGCATCACCTGTTTGTGCTAAAAAATCTGGTATTACTCTTCTTATTTTCATCATAAACTCACCATCACCAGCCAGTCCTTGTTGACCTACATCAAAATCTCCAGATTCAATACTTGCAGTAATTGATGTAGTTGCACCTTCTCGTATTTGATCTAATCCTGTTTCATGTTCATAGTAATAACTAACACCATCAACATTACCTTGTACAAATGTCGAAGAACCCGATGTTCCATTAGAACTTGTATCATATTCTGTTGCATGGGGTTTACCAAACACAGAAGAATCTTGCCATGAAGTTCTAGCTAATGTACCAACAGTCCATACTGGTCGCTCGGGACTTGAGTCTAGATAATTGTACGCAACCATTCTATTTACTGTTCCTGATCCAGAGTTAGGATAGAACCACATTACTTCACCAAACAAATTATTAAGACCTGCATTGATATGTTGTTTAGGAATTGTATTAATATCATCGTAAACATGGTCTTCAACTAAACATGGTAATGATTCTAGTTTACCAGTGTATCTAAAGAAACCATTTTCTGACATCCAATATGCAGTACCATCAACTTCAACAGCTGCATTCTGTCCTATCAATCCACAGTTAGTACCAACTTGTTGGAATGAAAAAGTAAATGGAGGACCAACGAAACGCATAATAAATAATGCAGTATCTGTCCAAACATAAATAGCATCCCGTCCTCTAATTGCTCCAACAATCTTAGATCCATCTGCAAGTCTTTGTGTACCTGCAGTGTTAGTAGCTGATGGTGTGTAAGTGTTAATATCTTCTTGAGAAGAAAATCTTACAAACATAGGATCTTGTGTAGATTTTGTACCAATAGTTGTTTCGGTTCCAAAAAACACTAAGTGACGATCGGGTGTAGATACTAAACTAAATGCAGATGAAGTTGGCGCTCCTGAAATTATAGTTGCTCGAGTATTGTTTGCTCCTGTTGGATTAGAATCCCATTCAAAACTTTCACCGCCATTAATAGTTGCAATAAGTTTATTACCTAAATTATCTAGTGACCATAGACCTGGTGCTGTTACTACGTCACCTGATGCTGCAGCGTTCCATGCAAAAAAGTTTGATGCATCTGTAACTGTTGCGCCACTTGAGTGGATTGCTGCTGTTGTACCAGTAGCTCCTCTCGTTAACCCAGATAAAGTACCACCACTATTCCCTGTATAAGTAATTAACTCAGAACCAATCTGTACTGTACCTGATGATGGAAACGATGTTGAACTAGCCATAGTCAATGATGTGACTGATGCATTTATCCCTGATGACAATGTTGATGTAAATTGTCCTTGTTGTACACCACCCCATGATCCAAGACCCCAACCTGTTGTTGCAACCTCAACTGCTGGTCCAACAGGATAATAATGTTTAACACGAATACCACCAGATGTGCTTGCACCTGATCCTGATTCATTAGATGACATAGTAATAGTTAAAGTAGTTGTAGTTGGTATTGAGGCTACCATAAATTTTATATCTGTAAAATCACCTGATACAAAATTAGAATTAGTAATACTCGTAAAATTATCTAATAAAATAATATCACCTTTATTCATACCATGCGCTGATGAAAAAGTTAATGTAACAGTTGCTGATCCGTTAGTTGTAGAAAATGCCGATGTTAGAGTTGTTGTAGATTTGATTGGATGTATGTCATAAAAAATACCACCAGAGTATGCATATAGAATACTACTACCACCAAGTGCAGCATACTTAATACCTGATGTATTTACAAAATGATGTATTGCTGTATTACGTCCTGTCATTTCAACAGAACCTAATTGAGCCCAACCACCTATTTTCTCAGGTAAACCATATCTAAATCTAACATTATCACCGTTAACCCACTGGCCTTCACCTTCGGTTGATGTAACTTGTTTATTAAATCCTGGTGCAAATTTTATCTTTTGTAACATAAAAAATTTTTTAATACTATTATTCTTTTAATTTTATAAGCAAATAAAAACTCATGCAAACCTTTTTTGTAAAAAATTAAAACTTATAGATATTCTTATATCATCTGATTGATTAGGTTCAACATAATGTTCTAGCCAAGAAGGAAACATAATACAACGCCCAGCTACAGCTTCATAATAAATCTCTCTCCATTGAGAAGGTTTTAATTTTTTGTTGTATTTTGGTAATGTCATTAATGATATAGCCCTTGGATCTTTAATACCTAAGTTCCCACAATTACTTGGAGTTTTAACATAATAAACACCTGACCATAATGAATTGGAATGCATGTGAGTTTTATTAAAACCACCTTTAGGATTAATATTTGCCCACATGTTTCCAATAACTGGACTAGGTTCTAACCCTTCTTCTTCATAAATTTTATTTTGCATTTTAAATAATAGACTAGAAAGTTCTTTATACTCTGACATATTGTAAATATCATTTCTAGAGTGCCAACTATTAACATTAGATTTTTTAATACCCGGATCTCTTTTAGATAAAAATAATATATCTTTTTTTAAGTTTTCATTAAGTTCCGGTGAACCTATATCTTTTACATAAACCGATGTGGGGAAAAATAAATCTTTATACATTACTTAAATGAAGGTCCTCCAAACCAAACAACTAATGATTTTCTATTTCCTTTTTCAATAGGCGTTACACGATGTCTTATAAAAGAAGAAAAAAAAATTGCATGCCCTTGTTTTAATTTAATATTACTTTTTTCATTTATAAGTTGCAAATCGCCTCCTTCAAATTCAGATTCATGAGATAGTAAACAAGTCATTGAAATTTTTCTAACTGGAGGCTCTCTATCTCCTGACAATGCAGAATCCGTGTGCCAATTATAAAAACATCCTTTTGAGTATTCTGTGTATTGAGCTGTTTCATTTAAACAAATGCCATCATAACCAAAATGATTATTATTAACTGTGTAAATAAAATTTTTTAATCTTTCATACATAGGAGGTAATTTACTAAAAGGAATCCAAGAAACATTAGAAATTCTTATATCTGTATTTACTGTTCCATCTTCATTTATTAACTTAGCAGTTTCTTTTTTTTGTGAACGACCCATGTTAATAATATCTTGACATTGTTCAGGCGTAAAAACAAGATCTTCACTTTGAACTATTAAAGATTTCCATTTAGGTTCAAATTGCATATTTTTCAATAATATTTTTTGGTATTTGATTTATGTAATTGTTAGATTCTTTTTTAATTTCTTGTTTTATTTTGTGCATATTCTTTCCTACAACACTATCATCGTAAGAAATATTATTAACTTTAAATTGTTTTATATTTTTTAAATCATGTTCATACCAAGGTGTATTTAAAAACTTATATAAATTTATAAAAGTTTGTTTAGTATTTTGTACTAGATCATCATATTTAATATAATAACACATGTCTTTATAGTTGTATGAATTTTGAATAGCTAAATGTTGCCTGTAAATTGCTCCACCAGGTTCCATTAAATAATTTAATTTTTCTTCTAATGTCTTGCCTTTTTTATTTACAAAAGCAGTAGGCTCATTTGTAAACCATTTAATATAACTAGCTAACACGTCTTTTAAATCTCTTAATAAAACTATACATTTAAAATTTAATCCAAAACATTTTTTCATCATTTCTATATTACCTTCTGTTGTAACAGGACCTCTATCAATAATAATTTGTTGTGTCCAATCGCTGTAATATAAATCAAATATAGAATGTAATACGTTATCGTAAGATTGATGGTCTGGAAAATTTTTAAATAATTCTTCTTGCTTTAAAAGATATAATTTTGCCATCATTTCTAACGTAATCGAGTTACCTGTGCATCCAATAATAGGATTTTGATTTAGTATTGATGTAAATAAAGTATTACCGGATCTTGGATATCCTATAATAAAAAATAATTTTTTATTTTTACTGTTCTTTTCCAAGAAATCTTGGTTTTTTAAATTCATTAGTTAGTAAACCTTTTTCTTTTTTTTGTCTTTCTAAAGTTTCAAATTGTCCCCTTGCGTTAAATACTTCAGCTTGAGAAGTTCCAGGAGTTAAACTACCAATTCTATTTTTATACACTTCATGATAACTGTCTAACTGATGTGTATTAACATTTTTTGTATCAAAAGTACCATCATTAAGTTCTTTTTTTAAAGTAGACCAAAGTTTTATTTCTCTCATTCTGTCTTTTGCAGTTAATTGAGTATTTGCAATAGAAAAAATTTTTTCATCTATGTCTATTTGTATTAATTCTTTTTCTAATGGATCTTTTTCTTTTTCTAAATCTTTTTTTAATTTTTGTAATTTTATTTCAGCACGCCTAGCATCAAAAGATAACGACATTAAACTTTCTAAAAAAGAATTTTGTTCTCTAACGCACTGCCAATATTTTGAAGCTTTTGTAGGGTGTTTGTAATCATTCAACACAGAAAATCTCATTTCTGTTTCAGTTCTAAATTGTTGTTTTTTAGTCCATGTGTCTTTAAGTTCTAGTTTTAAATCTTTAAAAGATTCAACATCCTCAAGGTCAAGAATATTATTTAAGTTAGGAGTTTCTTTTTCAATTAAAGGCAGTATATTTCTTTTTTCTTTCATATGTATTATGTATATATTAAATTATAATTAAGTATAGGCAATAACGACTACTCCGCTATTTAATTTACCTTTTAATTGGTGTGTGGTAGTATTATACCACATCTGTCCATTTTCTGGATTCGAGGGATCCGAAGACACTATTGGTATTTTTGTTCCATGTATTTGTATATAAGTTGCCATAATTTATTAACTCGTTGATATTGTTTGTGTTCCAACAGCTGGTCCAGAGTAATTCTCAGTTGATGTTTGGTTACCGCCACCTTTAAATTCACCAAAAGCATTCATCGCAGATGATGCACTTCCAGAGCCGTTTGAAGGACTATCTCTTTTTACTGCTAAAAGAGCAGACTCACTCCAACTTGTTCCATTCCAATCTTCAGTGTTTCTAATTTCATTATCTGAATCACCATCATTAGAACCACCCCATATAACTCCAGCAGCGTCACTTGTTCCAGCATGACCCATTCTATGTCTTCCAGTGTTTATAGCTGGTTCAGATGACCAAGCTGATCCATTATAACTAAAAGATGTAGTTATTGCTGGTTGACCTCCCGTTACAAAACTAGAAGTTTGTGTTCCAAATCCTCCACCATAAGTTTTAGTAGCCGGCAAATCTGTTTGCTCGGCCCAAGAAGATCCGTTGTATTCATAAACTTCAGCCGTTCCATTTGCTCCAAAAGATAAAGCTGAACTTGATGAAACACCTGATCCACCCCCATCAAAATATCTAGCACTTCCAGGATAATTAGTTTCACCTGACCAAGAAGATCCGTTGTATTCCTCTGAATCTACTTTTCCCCCACTTTCGTATCCACACCATCCAAGAGCTGCTGTTTGAACACCGCATGAACCTAAAGCTGATCTTGCGGTTGATAAATTGTTTTCTTCACTCCAAGATGATCCATTATACTCTTCAGTATTATTAACCCTAGCTGGACCTGTATCTCCACCATAAGCTACAGCGGCATTAGTGGCTGCATAACTTGCACCTCCCAAAAAGAATCTGCCTGTATTTACAGTATCTCCCGATGACCATGATCCTGCAGCAAAAGCCCTTGCTTTAAAAGTGTTAGAAGATGAATTATACCACGCATCTCCTTCAGTTAAGTTAGAAGGATCAGAAGCTATGTACTGAATTTTTTTTCCAAATATATCGTTATACTTTGCCATAAATTTTATTCTTCTAAAGTTATTGAAGCTGGTCTATTTTGTACTAAAATATTTCCTTCAGTTTTTCTTGGATCATCATTTGAGATATTGTCCCAAGCTGTTTGAACTTTTGAAATTTCTGAATCAACAATTGTTTGTGCTTCAGATAAAGTTTTACTTGTTGCAGATACTTTTGTCATCCATTTAGTTGAAAACTTATAATCTGCAGGTATTTTCCATAAATTTCCTGGAAAACTTTCAGGTTTTAATCTTCTAGAATCTCCTTTTTCAATAAAACCTTTTCCAGTATTATTAGCTACACAATATTGATAGTTTGCCATGTATTTTTTACTCCGTATCTAGTGTTACTACTCCAGAATTAGTTACTAATTTAAAAGCATCAGCAGATGAATCATAAAAAATTTCACCCTCGATTGTTCCGGAAGTTCCCGCTATACTATCTACTTCTGCTCCATGTATTTCTCTATATTCAGCCATTATTTATTCTTCAACAACCAACCTTGAGTACTATCTGTAAATACTAAAGTGTTAGATGCCCCTTCTGTCGAAACTGTTAAATCTGCTGTTGCTCCATGTATCTTTTGAGAATTTCTTCCAATTGTTAAAGCATTAGAATCAAAAGTTCTAGCATAATCTATAAAAGAAACTTCATCACCAATTGATGGTGAAGATGGTAAAGTTAATGTAAATGCTGAACTAGTAGTGTTACAAAACAAACCTTGACCAGCCACCGCAGTTGTATTACCCGTAATAACCGCTTGCCAAGCAGTTCCACCACCAACATAAGTTTTAATTCTTGCAGCTGTAGTTTTTCTATTAGTTCCACCTGCTCCATTATCTATTATAAATAAGTCAGCATCTACAATAGCTTCTCCTATATCTGTTCCACCATCAATATCTAAATCTACTAATGCTAGACTTCCATCTGGAAATACAGGAGCTGCTTGAAAAGTAGCCACTCCACTAACATTTAAAGTACCATTTAAATCAACAGCAGTCGCTGTTAAATCTATTTCGTCTGTTGCACCTATAGATAATACTGTGCCACTAGTACCTTGTATAAATTGAGTTGCATCATTAAAACATA